TAGCACAGTCCCGACATCGCCCTTTTTCCAGCAGCATTTATAATCCTCAAGGAACTCAACTGTTATCATTCTTTTTCCCCTCAAGCATTTTTAGAATGGGAACCCAGAACCTGGAGAAGATAACATCCCAATCATATGCAAGCGCAGCGTCGTGAGCCTGGTCCTTCAGCACCCCGTAATCGCTATACTTCCAGGTGTTATAGGCAGCCTCGAGACATTTAAGTATCTCTGTTGGCTTTGGCTCTAACCGCATCGTATCTGTCGGCAGCCAGTATTTATTATCGATCGAACTGACATCGATGAGCCAGGGAGCGATTCCCGCCTCGTGAAATTCCGGTCCCGTTGTCGTGGCGGTCGTTATTACGGGAATGCCACACGCAGCAGCCTCGACCATTGTCATCCCGAACCCCTCACCCTTTGTCGGCAAGCAGAAAACATCCATCCCGTTATAAATCGCATTAAGCTGTTCCGGGGTGACGCGGTCCATGTCGATATATTCCTGGTTGGCAAAAATCACCTGATCGTGTAATCCCAGATAGTTGCTGATTGCAACATAATTCAGCGTATTCTGATGCCTCCCATCGGCATGGGTATGCAGATAAAGCCTCGCTTCGGGATGCTGCCCCACGAATTCCTTAAACGCCATCAGGAGTTGAACAAACCCCTTCCTATCATCGCCATAGTTAAGCCCTACCGAACCGATAACAAAATTACTGTCATCTACTTCCATCGCTTCCCTATGCTTTGCCCGCCCCTCAGAATCGGGCTTGAAACTATTGGTATCAACTCCAACCGGAGCATACACGGATTTGATACCGATGCTCTCAAGCTCCCTGGAACCGTGTTTTGACATGGCAATAAAACTGCCCGGCCCCCTGCCGTCCTGTTGCATATCCGTTCCCAACAAGACTTCCTTGTATCGCTGGGCGATCCATTCCGTATCGATCGGAACGTAGGCGACCCACTTATCTTTTGGGAAGTGCCTTTTGCTATGGAGCCCCCAAATGTCCCAACAACTTATGATATAGTCAAAGCCTTCCCGCTCAATTATGTTGCTCATATAATCAAGGTGTAAGCCTTCAAAGACCTCCACTCCCTGCCAGTCGTGCCATCCGTAATGCCAGTGCTTTATGGCAATTTTCACCTCATGGCCGGCCTTGATAAGACGAGGAACTAATTCCCGAGTAATTCCGCCATATCCCGAATTTCCCAAAGGCGTCGAACTATTCCAGATAAGTTTCATAGATTATCCTTAAATTGGTTTAAATCTATTCAAAAGAAAGGGAATTGAGGGCCGACCGAGGCCGACCCCCATCCCTGTAGAGTTTTAGTTAAACACCACCGCGCTATGTCGGCAACGTTGCCTGTTTGTAGCGAGCACGTCCAGCAATTGTGTGGACAGATGCTATCTCCGAGCCGTCGGTATCATTGGTGGTCAAACGAGCACCAACATACTGATATCCAGCCGAGAGTCCTTCGCCCCTTACCTGCGCAAAAAGAATGTCCAGAGAGGCAGTCGCAGCCGAAGTGTAGGTATCGGTTGCACCAGTAATGGCCGTCGCGCCCCCACCTGTTGCGTCTGTAGCCTCATACAGCTGGAGGGTAATGACCTGACCGGATACGACATGCGACACATGACCAATTCCCCCAACCAGATCATAGTTTGCCATGTTCTGGAAATTAGGGGTCTGGATTGCATCGGCTATCGTGGTCTCCGCTCCGAGTTCCTTTGACATTGCGCCAGCAATCTGCCGATAGTGTTCCGTGAATTTGTGTACGTTTCCCATGATTTTCTCCTATCAGCTCGTATTCGCAGAAAGCTGTACGAACGGTGATTGTGTGTTTCCGCCCCGCCTCCGAGTTAGTGCAGCCTGTGGCCAGCACATCCCGGCGACCCTAAGGACAAACCTCCAGCACGTCTCGTCTGTGGTGAAAGCCACATGAGTCGATGCGTCGATGGTGATTGGCTGGCGGTCCCCGATCAGGTAATACCTGAAGTCGTAAAGACCGATATCTCCAGCTGTTCCCAATGCCTGCATCTTCTCGGATTCCAACACCGGCCGACCCAAAATCCTTACCGGATGGGCCTCTGCCATATTGTTGATCCAGACAAGGTTCTTACCTGAAGCATCGGCAGCATTTCCGCTACCAAGCTCAATAAGCTCTGGAAGGACTGTGGGATTGATTACCCAGAAGGCATTTCGCTTTGAGGTCGGCTGAAGCTGACTCCACATTTCTGCTAAGTCCTCAACCATGACCCTGTTTGCCGTATTACGGAGTACGTTGATCATACACCCGGAATTCTGAATACCCAAAGGCATTCCTGCACCTGTTCCAACTAGGAATGAGTCATCCTCACCATAGGCCCAGGCCTCACCAAACATCCGCCTGATCAGCGGGACAAGCGCAATCGCGCTATCCGCCAACAGTTCGTTGGATGAATAGGTCAACCCTGCCATTTTGTGAGGCGTGAATTCCATCTGGCCAAAGGTAGGTTTTGTTGCTGTTTTTGCTTCACGTTCAGCGGTCCACGTCCAGGCAACTCCCCCAAATACCGTAGAGGTATGATTGGTATCATTTACATAGGGTATTTTTAGGGAATCTGTGGTCATGGGGATAACAGTAGCTCGAGGTCGAACAATGGAACTTTCAAGTGCGAGCATGTAGAGTTCGTTGCGATAAATTTCGGGAACAAGGAATCCGCCCTGGCTGTCGTCTCCGATCTGCATGTGTCCAGCGGTCTTTTCGATCTGTCCGATCTGTCCTTTGGAATTGAGGTAGGTGAGGCGGTTATCGACACCGCGCCCAGCCCTGGCTTTGTAAACGGCAGTTAGGTATTCTCCAGCAGTCTTGAATTCGTTGGCTTTTTCTTCACCGGCATCAACTTCAGGATCTTTCGGAGGCATCTGTGCTTTAAGTTCTGCAACGGCATCTTGAAGATGCTCTTTCAGCTGGTCTTTGAGGTATTCAGGACCGATCTCGGCTAAGATTTCCGATACTGTTTCACCAACAACTTCGCCTACTTTGTCTTTGACTGTATTCGTGAATTCTTCATCACTTATTTTCATTGTATTTATTGATTTCTACTGACTTTTGGATTTCAGCTTTGGGTTTGATTTTCTGTTTACCAATCGACTTGGTTGTGTGACCAAATTGGCAGGTCTATATCTCTGGCAAGCGTTAATAGTTAACTGGTTAATTACGCTTAACCTCCGTTAGCGTTAATACTCGCCTGACATTCTCCTTGCAAAGAACATCCCCCCTTTTGCTGATGGTCAGCATGATTTTCAAAACCAATAGGTGACAAATATGTCTACTATTAGTTTTAAAAATGCTTAGTAAGTGTTTTGCTGTTTGCGAAATTCGGCGTTAACCGCCTGATTTTGATTACCGTACCAGAGCAGAAAATCGCCCTCTGGACATTTGACGGAAGCAGCGATCTCACGGGGTTGTTTACCGTCCCGCAACATCTCAACGACTTTTTTGATCGTGATGTTCGGTATCGTGGGATCCTTGACAACCGCTACCGGATAACGTTCTTCCAGGTCTTTCCTTATCGCATTTATTTTTCCGGGTTGCGCTCCAGCAAGCTCTGTCATTTTCGCACCACGCTCACCAATCCACTCGATCAGCTTCCGTTCATTCACATCCAATTCATAGGCAACCTTGTCATTAGGCCAATAGAGTACACTCTTGAAATAATCCCAGGCTACCCAATTTTCCAAACTTTCGATTGAATCAAACTTCTTTTTTGGCATTTATGTTAATCCTTTAATCGTAATCTTTCGCCAAAAAGTAATCCCTCTGCATATCCTCTTCCCCCGTTTTCAGGGTTACACTCCACTTGGTAAAACATTGTGGGCATTGACATTCTATCTGCTTCTTATCGGGGGGAATCTGAATCGTTGTGCTGTGTCCACAACCGGGACAGCGAAGCTTGTGATTTATAAGCCTCGCCTCTGTCACTTAACAACCTCAAGGATAATCTCCGTTTCTTTGATCACGTTGTTGTATTTCTTGACCGCCTTATTCAGCTCGTCAACCGATATCTGCCCCGAATTAAACATCTCTTTCCAGGGGCTATCCAAGGCCAGTTTCGCATCCATAACCAAAAAGTCAACATCGTGGTAAAATCCAAGGGTAGAATTCGCTACCTTCGCCTCCACGAATCTCTGGTTCATCTTCTTTGAGAACAGGTGGAACATATTTGGGATAATCACTCTGACATGTGTTGGATCGGTCAGGAAGTCATCATGCCTCGGATGGGGAACGATAATCGTTATCTTCGCCCCGCCCTTACAGACACGGTAAAGCTCTTTGAGGATCCCGATAAATATATCCAACGACTCACCCAGGTGTTCCAGGACATGGTTCATCAGAATTTCATCTACGCTGTTGTCATCCCAGGGCCAAGGGAACTGCTCGAGGTCGTGTTTTACATCCGGGTTACCAAACTTGTCTACGTTAATAAACCCCTGTTTGGAATTATTTCCTGCAC